GCGGTGCCGCCACAAACCGCGCAGGCCGAGCACGGGATCTCCGTGCTGCATTTGGTGTCGGATAAACATGAATCCGATAGACCATGCAAACGAAGTGATTGCCTCTATCCGTGAAAAATCGGATAGGGCAATCCTTTTTTATTCTTGCGGTAAAGACAGTGAAGTTTTGCTCGACCTGATGGCGCCGCACTTCAGGGAAATCGTTTGCGTGTTTATGTATTTCGTCAAGGGACTCGATCATATCGACAACTATTTACGGTCAGTAAAAACCCGTTATTCCAATATTACCATTTTACAAGTTCCGCATTGGACATTGACCCATGTACTACGAGGAGGGTTATATTGCATTCCGAATCCCAATATCAAATTGCTTTCCTTGAAAGATATCGACGAATCTGTTCGCATGAAAACGGGAATCTCCTATTCTTTCTACGGGATGAAACAGTCGGACGGAATGAATCGTTGTCTTATGTTGCGGGGATACGAAAACGAAGCCATAAGTAATACGAACAAAGTGTACCCTCTTTCCAAATGGAAGAAGTCGGATGTCATGGCGTATATCAAGGCAAGAAAACTACCGGAGCCTATATCCTACAATAAAAACAAATCGCAAGGTTTGACGTTTTCGCCAGAGGTCTTCGATTACCTACGTCGGCATTATCCACAAGACCTCGAAAAGATTTACAAAGTGTTTCCTCTATCACGTAATATCTTACTTCGCTATGACACAGAAAAAGCAGCAGCCCAAATACCGGCAGAGTGAAACGGTCGTAATCAAGCGGTCGCAGATCAACTTCGCTCCATACAATCCCCGAAAGGAAGACCCGGAGGTTATCAAGAAGCTCAAAAAGAACTTTAAGACAGTCGGCTATTTGGGCGGTATTGTGTGGAACCGACGTTCCTCCTATCTTGTGTCGGGGCACAAGCGCGTGCAGACGCTCGACATCATCAACGGGTACGACGGCACATCCGAAACGGACTACGAAATCAAAGTAGAGGCGGTAGAACTGGACGACAAGACCGAGCGCGAACAGAATATCTTCATGAACTCACCTTCCGCAATGGGAGAATTCGATATGGAGAAAATGAAAATCCTCGTGCCAGAAATAGATTATAAGGCGGCCGGTCTTTCCGAGGCAGATATGAATATATATGGCATATCGGTCATGCAGGACGAGGTGAGTGCTGGCACACAATCTATCGTTGATGACTTCGAAGAAGTTCAACGTCCTTTCGAAGAACGTAAAGCCGCCGTAAAGGAGATGAAAGAACAGATTCGTCAACAGGCAGAGCAGAAGGCCGAAGACATCGAATCATACGTGATGCTCAACTTCAAATCCTATCGGGCAAAATCGTCATTCATGATTCGGTTTGGGTTCGCACCTGATGACAAGATCATTCCCGGTGAGATGTTCGCCGATATGGTTGAACGTGTGGATTAACAGCCTATGAAGTTGAACATGTTGAACACTCTAAAAAATGGCATATCCGAATACAAAACCTCCTTTGGAACAGTTCGAGCAGATAGCAAATGTTTGCGGCGGCATTTTGTCTGATATTGCCGCCAATTTCAAAGTGGCGAGAAATACCGTATACGCTTGGTGTAACGACGATCCCGAATTTAAACAAGCCCTCGAAGATTCCCGCGAACGATTCGTCGATTTGGCCGAAAGCAACCTCCGTAAACTTGTGGCTGGTGTTCCTGCTATCGAGAAAGACGAGAACGGGGAAAAGCGATTTGCAGGTTGGATCGAACGACCATCCGAAACAGCAATCATCTTCACCCTCAAAACACGAGGAAAGAAACGGGGATATATAGAGCGGTCGGAGGTCGAAGCTGACGTCAGCATGAAAGGTTCCATCAATATCCGTGACTGGGTAAAAGACCGTCTGCAAAAGAAATGATTGAACCGCAGGACAAATATCTACCATTATACACCGATACCGAGCACTTCATTATTCTGATAACAGGAGGGCGCGGTAGTGCCAAGTCGTTCAATGCAGGAACTTTTATAGAACGTTTATCTTTTGAAGAAGGGCATATTATGCTGTACTGCCGTTATACAATGGCATCAGCTGCCATTTCGGTAATCCCAGAATTTACCGAGAAGATAGAGGCCGACGGCACCGGAGAATTTTTCAATATCACAAAAACAGATATTGAAAACATAGTGTCTGGGAGCCGAGTGCTGTTCCGAGGCATCAAAACATCATCGGGCAACCAAACAGCAAAACTCAAATCCATTCAAGGTATCACAACATTTGTTTGCGACGAAGCCGAAGAATGGACAAGCGAGGAAGACTTTGACAAATTAGTGCTGTCTATCCGCCAAAAAGGCATACAAAACCGGGTGATTATTGTCATGAACCCAACGGACTCAAGCCACTTCATTTATCGAAAATATATTGAAAATACGCACCGCCTTGTGAGCATCGATGGTGTGGATGTACAAATCAGCACACACCCCAGCGTGTTGCATATCCATACTACCTACTTTGACAACATCGATCACCTTTCGGAGGAATTTATCAAGGAGGTGGAACGTATGAAGGTTGAAAATCCAGATAAATATGCTCATGTAGTTATAGGACGTTGGGTAGATATTGCCGAAGGGGCTATTTTTAAGAATATTCATGTCGTGAAAGAGTTTCCACAGTGGTGTAAACGTGTGGGTATCGGACAAGATTTTGGATATACGAATGATCCAACTGCTATTATCAAGTGTGGCATCATCGATAATGCGATATATGTTGATGAACTATGTTATCGTACCCATATGTTGACGCGCGATATTATTGCCGAACTGAAGAAATATCCATCGATGCAAGTCTTGTCTGAGTCTGCTGATCCGCGACTTGTAGACGAGATTGCCAATGCCGGCATAATGATATATCCCGTAGACAAGAGTGGGCCTTCCGTCATCGCCGGCATCCAGAAAATGCTGGAGATGGATATATATGTGACTGAGCGATCCTATAATACCCTGAAAGAGTTTCGAAACTACGTTTGGGCAAAAGATAAAGACGGACACACCATCAACAAGCCGGCCGAGGGGCAGCAAGACCATGCCATTGATGCAATACGCTATTATGTCCTCGCCGTGTTGCTGGGCAAGATATTACGACCTCGAAGTTACGAAGGCTATTTTTAAACACATACTTCTTCTTCCTGTGATGACGCAGGCCACCATAAACGAACGAAAGACATGAAGACATTAGATGAGATTCTTGCTCTCGAATCCGAAGCCGAGAAAATTTATTACCTCCAGCAGCGGCGCACTCCTCTGCCCGATGTGCATGCGTTGTATAAAGACTGGGACCCGGACAAACATGATGTCAATGATGTTGATAAGCGTCCGGAGAACAAAATCATCGTAGCCGAAGCTACCATCGATCCTTCCACAGGCAAGGAAATTCCTGCGCAGTATACTGATGACAAAACGAATCCGACAAACCGCATCACACTACCGCTGGAGCAAGACATAACCAACATTCACACCGCATGGACAGTCGGTAAAGACCCTAAAGTGACATGCGAACCGAATAACGATAAAGAGCAAGAGCTGCTATCAATCATCAAAAGCACCTGTCGCCGAAACAAAATGCGTTATTTCAACAAGCGATTGGTGCGGTCTTGGCTGTCAGAGACCGAATGCGCTGAATATTGGTATGTTGTCAAAGACGAAGGTTTTTGGCGTCGATTACTCACCAAACTCAAGAATACATTTGGCGGACGGGTCATGCCACAGTATAGGCTAAAATGTGCTCTTTGGTCTCCATTCAGAGGCGACAAATTATATCCGTTTTTCAACGATGCGGGCGATTACCTCGCATTGTCGCGTGAATACTCCATCAAGGAAGCTGACGGTACGGAGACAGTATATTTCATGACCGTGACTGACCGCAAAGTGTATCGGTGGCATATGGATTCGACGTGGGTCAAGGAGGCCGAATTTTTACACGGATTTACCAAAAACCCGACCATATACTCATGGCGGCCGAAGGCGTTGTGCCACAACATACGCGCCATTCGAGACCGCCTCGAACGCCTCATGTCCAATTTTGCCGACTGCATAGACCGTCATTTCTTTCCATATTTGATTATGGAAGGAGATGTACATGGTTTGCCGCAGAAGTCGGGCAAGAATCGGATGATCAAAATTACGAATGGAGGCAAAGTCTATTATCTGAACTGGGATCAAGCCAGTGATGCCGTGCGACTGGAGATGGATGAGCTGTGGAGCAAAGCCTATCAATTGACCAATACTCCGCAATTATCCCTCGAAGCACTTAAAGGATTGGGCGAAATCCCATCAGGCAAAGCTTTTCAATTCCTATTCATGGGAACTAACCTCGCCGTAGACAATCATGCTGAAGTCATAGGAGAGCATATACAACGTCGCTATAACTTTCTTGCTTCAGCAGTCGGTTCTCTAAGTGCAGAACACATGCAGGCTTCCCAGACCATCGACATCGAAACAGAGATACAACCTTATTCTATAGAAGATATAGCCGAGAAGATTAAGAATGCGACCGACGCATGCGGTCAACCTATCGCTTCGCTCAAAACGGGTGTTATGATGGCCGGACTCGTAGATAACGTGGATGATGAAGTACGGGAAATTGAAGAAGAGAACACAGCCAAATCCATGACAGATGTTTTTACCCCCACAGAATAAGACACATAAATGACTGACGGGAAACTGAATAGTGCAAAGTGGGAACAACTTCACCGAAAGCATGTCGAAGAATATCTCCGACAAATCGACGCTTTATATGACGCTGCTTCGGAGGAATTGGTCCGCTTGGGGGTAGGATATAATTATCAACCCGAGGCAGGGCGATTATTCGCCTTTTCATCGAATAAAAGCCGTCGTAAACAAGCCGACACCTCGCTGTCTTCATTCGGGAATAAACTGTCCGCCATAATTACGGCTGGGATCGTTACGGAGTGGGCATTTGCCAATGATAAGAGCGATTCATGGGTGAAACAACTGTTCGACGATCCGAAAAAGGGGTGGATGCTTCACAACCTCAATGCGCTTGAAGCATTCCAACGCAGGATGACTTATGGACACACGTTGTCCGAGAGGGTTTGGAGTATCGCCAAACAGTTCGAACGACACGTCGAGCTGTCGCTATCGGTCGGCATCAGCGAGGGGCGAAGCGCGGCCAATATAAGCAGAGATGTGCGCATGTATTTGAATGAGCCGGACAAACTATTTCGGCGAGTGCGGGATGTGTTCGGCAATCTCACCCTATCGAAAGCGGCGCAGGCTTACCACCCCGGACAAGGCGTTTACCGGTCATCCTACCAGAATGCTATGCGTATGGCTCGTACCGAAATAAACAGCGCTTATCGTGAAGCCGACAGTATTCGCTGGCAACAACTTGATTTTATTGTCGGATATGAGGTAAAGACATCAAAATCGCACGCACAATGGCTGGCAAAGTTTTGGTACCCGCGATTCAAGAAAGGTCGAGCCCCGCTGGAAATATGCGACGCTATGGAGGGAAAATATCCGAAGTCTTTCAAATTCATCGGGTGGCACCCGAACTGTCGCTGCTATGCCGTACCGATCATCGCCAACGAAGGTACTGGTAAGGATTGGTGGGAAGGAGCGGAGAATGAAGTTACGGAGTTACCGCAAGGTTTGACAAAATGGATGAAGGGTAATAAGAACCGAATAAACAAAGCGAAAAAACACGGTACACTACCCTACTGGATAAGAGAGAATGAAACATGGATAAATGATAAAAATATTCTCTGATTTATTGCATAATGTGCAGAGTGTTTCAACCTTTGCGGTAGAGCTTGTGAGGATGCAAGTCACAGACATATACGGCACAACGAAATAAAAGGGCTGTCGGGCTCAGGCGAGAGAAACCTTTTATACGCAAGTGG